GCCTCATTGTACTTAGTACTGAAAGTTGATTGTGTCTCCCTATGCACCACCCCCCAAGTAGGACGTTTGATTTTACCAGCTTGATATGAAGAAACATAGATTTTGACATTACGATAACAACTGAACATATTGTCACTCTGTGCCCCATTCAACATTACCCGAATAGGAGAATTATTGGGTAAGCCTATGAATTCCATTTTTATGGTAGTCCAACCTGTCCAACCTGGTGCAATGGTATCACTACCATATATATGACGTGGCATTCTACTAAGAGCCGTTACTTCCCCAACAATAAATCCAAGAGTCCAATCTAACTCAGATTCATAGGCCTTGGCGTCATAATCATATGTTTGTTTCAAATAATATTCCCCTTGTGATACGTATAGACTACAAGCGTTTGGAATGATAGCATCACCAGAATTGTTAATCCATCCTATATCAAATTCTAAGGCAAATTTATCTAGAGTACTCCCCACCAAAGAAACAGATAAATCTTGATACAATCCTCTCCATTTTTCATCAAATGAACTATATGTTCCCCCCAATGCTACTCCTTCCGGTTCTGTTGACAAGAAATATGACATTGGTAATGTGTCAAAGTGACTCTCAAGATGAGTCCAATTATCAAACGTCAATAGTTCATCATCATAATCCTCAGCTTTAAATTCCCAAGTGTCTAACCAACTTTCCCTATTACCATAGTCATGGTTTATTACAACCCTCTTTAAAGCCTCTTGCCCAATAATAGCTCCACCAGGCACTTGTCTAAGAGTTGACGTTGGATGGGAATTCACTCTTTGTATGTAAATCAATGTTGATTCTGAAACAGAAGTCTTTTCAGTAGGGTCAGTGAAGTGCCGTCCATAGATAGTACCTTCAGCTAAATTTCTTGGTCTATATATGCAAAACACTCCGTTTACTTGAATTAGACAAGCATTGAAAGGTCTAAGAATCTCTTCAATAACTTGTAGGCAATACATATCCTTGAACACATCTGCATCCAGTTTGGCTTGATCAAAAGGAGAATCATCTACGGTGTCATCCATATCCATCTCGTAAATGTCTATAAACTCCTTGAACTCATGAAATCCTATTTTGTCAAATATATCTAAAAGGATCTCTGAAATACGTATCCTCCCATTGTAGTAAACAATCGTACCCTCACTGTCAATATCTTCCTCTGCATATCTAATCTCTTCCAAAAAGGATAATCCATCAACACAAATTAACTTCAATTCACATGGAGGAACATCATAAGGTTGTTCAAACTGTTTAGGATCAATATACCCACACCAAAAGGGATCCCCTTCTTCACTATCCTCTTCCTCTGGAAAGACCTCAATATAATACTCAAACCGAGCAGAATTAAGTAAATCAAGTAATTGAAATGTCTCTTCAACTACAATCGAAAACGATACCTGTGAAGGTTTTATTGGATCAGCATAGAAATCGGATTGATTTTGAAAGTCAAAGTCAATGGGGGTAGCTCCTCCAAGTAGACTTGTGACTTCACCTTCCCAATCCATCTTATACAATAGCACCCTCCAAGATTGATCGAAAGGGTCTCGAGTTCCTATTTCATATATTTGTCCGTACATAATTAATTGAACTTATACATTCTTCGTATCATTAAAGCCAAGTCTCGATTGAGAACTTTACCATCCAAAGTAATATGAATGTTAGCATTGGCGGGTTCTAAGTGATCCAACTTCTGAGGAGGAATAACTCTTTCTCCTGAGGACAATCTTGCCAAATACGTATCGCGTGGATATCCCTTAGGTATTATCCCACCTTTGGATAACTTAGACATCCTAGATATATTTGCCATATACTTACTACCCACCAATGTCTTGGACAACTTTTCAATTGCCTTTTCATTGAGTCTTGATTCCTTATAAATGTTTTTGAAATAACTGCTCTTGACTTTCGTAATACTATCAAATGCTTTTTCCCTACTTATCTTAGGTTTGAACATTCTAAACATAGAACCAAATGACTTCTCATCAACAACCCTTGTTTTTGAAATCTTTGATAAGTAATTCAATGTCTTATCCTTCGTAACTTTGATTCCAGGGACTTTCGGCATCATATCCTTTGGCATCTTTATCTTTGGAATCTTTACACCAACATCCTTTGGCATCTTTATCTTTGGAATCTTTACACCAACAGATTTAGTAATAGGAGGTTTTGATATAGTTCCTAATCTCTTTATGTACTTGTCACTAATCCCAACCTCTTTGGGAAACTTTGAAATACTTTTTAACCCCTTCAAAGATCTGTCAATCATCCTAGGCTCCTTAGAAACTTTGGATAAGTATTTGGAAAGCATAGCTCCTTCCTTAGCCATTGACTTCAGTCTAGGAACCTTTGTTGAGTGTTCAGTTATATTATTATAATTGTATATTCTCGAAGCAGCCTTTTCCTTACTTGACTGTTCCGGTAAGACTTTTTCATATGTTGATAATAACAATTGAAACTCATCATTCAAGTCACCGGTAGGCAATGAACCTTTACCGGTCAACCTCTCTATGTCTAAGTCTTTGTATGAACTTGGAAGGACTATCTCTCCAGAGGATAACCATGCAGGATATGTATCATTAGGGAATCCTGGAGGGACAATCCCACCCTTAGCCATATACACAGGATCAAAAGGAACTGAACCTCCTCTGTTCCCCCTACCAAATATAGCACCAAGTATCTTAAGTATGCCACCACCGGATGCTCCAGTTATGAAACTTAATAGTGTTGGAATTAATGCTGAGAGGATTCCACCCATAGGGTTCTTACCTCCACTGGTCTTTCCTAAAACAGGACCTAGAAGGGCAGGTAACATAGTCATCAAAGCTGAACCAAACAACGCACCCATCCCTCCCCCACCCTCTTCCATTGTAGGACCCTTAGCCAACTTGGTTAAGTCAGTATCAAAGGAAGGCATCCGTAATTTACCAAGACCTTCATTAACAATAGGAACAATACCCCCTGCCCCACTTATAGCAGTCTCTGCATTACCTATTGATTTTGCGGCTACGGTGTTGGAAGTTAATGCAACAGTATTTGCTTGCGTTGCAATTGTGTCAGCCTGTACTGCTTTTGTTTTGTAGTCTAATAATGAATATGTTTGTTTCAGTATGTCATTGTAAGCAAGTAATTCATCCAAGTTTGTTTTTGGAAGTTCCCCTGCCTTAGCCTCTCCACCTAATGTCATTGCTCCCATACCAAGACCTACTCCTCCTATGGCTGGAAGTTTGTTCATAAGGTTATGGGATACCCCACCCCATTTGTCATGATACATATCAAATGTGGAAGGGACATATTTAGATTTACTTGCTTCAATGGCACTCAGATTCCCCATTAATTGCTCAGATACTGGATTATTTTGAATAAGATAAAATGGCTTACCTATCTTATCCATCATACCTGCTTGTTTTTCAAGCATGAGCTTTTCAAATTTAGGAAATATACTTCCTTTCAAATATTCACTGGACTCAATTGGTTCAATTCCAAAATCTTGAACATCTGATATCCATTTATTACTGAAATCTTTTGGATTAAATTTCCACAAATCTTGTGTCACCCATGTGAACTCCTTTCCACGTTTGACAAGTTGAGCCATATGTCCAGCTATATCATCTATAGGTTGAATCATATTATCACCTGTAGAAGAAATTGAGGAGGGGCCTTTTTTAAATTTCTCAAAATCAATATCATTCAAACTTGCATTCCTAGGAGTTAAAAATTCACCATGGGGTACATGAGACTCCATTATGTATGATTTAGCCTTAGGGTATAGTTTCTGATATCTTTCAAGTGGTATTCTTAGTATGTCATCACTGACTTCCGTAAATCCTTTCTCTATTCCATAGAGATATAATTTTACTAAACTTCTACCTGACTGTAATAATTTTTCTTCATCATACCCAGGTGTGGGAATAACACCACTGTATGGCTCAAGTGTTGTCTTCTTCTTCCCAAATTTAAACAAATCCAATATCTCACCTGTGCTCCTCATAGGTGCTCCAGACGCTCCAATGACCTTCTCTGCAACCTTACGAACAGGCTTAACTAAAGGTGTCTTAGCCACGACAGGCATCATTCTATTGGCTGCAGCTTGAGCGTATAAAACAGCCAACTGCTTTTTGGAAGCACCCCCTTCTAAAAACTCCTTGGGATTCCAAGCCCAATGCTTTTTATTCAATAATGCGTGATATCCTTTGTCTGGAGCTTCCGCAGTTAATCCTGGAATGTTAGCTAACTTATTAGTCACAACTGGAAGAGCCTTACTCATGAATCCCTCAGTTAATAGATCCACTCCACCCCAGGTAGCTGACTTAGCCAATACATCAGCTCTACCCATACCCCCAGCTCTACCTGCTTCATATTCTTCAACTGTGGGTTTCCTCAGTTGGGTTCCCCAAGTAGCCACACCAGTTGCAACATCCGATATGAAATTATGTATCTTTAAATTGGTTACAGTCTGTTGTTTGACATTCTCATTCAACTTCTTAAACTCAGGACCTTCATACTTAGGTTTGTCTAAGTTTTTCATATAATTGAACAGAGCTCCTGTGTACCCTTCTGGAACATCGTACTTCACTGGAGAAGTAACACCAGGTTCTTTTTCTGTCGTTTGTTTCTTTGCAAACAACTTAGACAATAGAGTTGTTACTCCCGTCATCATAGGGACTACCTTTGTCCCTGCTGTAAAATCTGTCTGTGTTTGATTTGCTTTATATACTGAATCAGCAAAGTTATAGAAATCTTCATTCTTTAAAATTACACTTCTGTCATATGCCAAACGGGATTCTCTTCCCTTTTCACCTGGATTATATGCTTGACCTGGATACTGTTTCAAGTAACGCATTTCCTTACGGAAAGGTTCTAATATGGTAGAGTCAAGTTTGAAGTTCTTTATGTAGTCATAATACTTACTTGCGTGCTTATACTCTGCTCCAGCCCCTTCCAATTCATTGTACTTCTCAAAATCAACTTGATATCCATACTTGTTCTTATATGTGGCTTCCTTAGGAACTAAGCCTTTATTCATTATAAACTGATCATAACTCATAGGCATTCCTGCCTTGGATGAGGTAACTGCACCCCAACCTTGCATAACAGTATGAGGATCATACCATTCATTGGCTGAGGAAACCTTACTCCCTTCTGAACTCATATATGATCCTATACCAGTCTCACGCATTGCTGTCTCCAAAGCCGTCATTAATGGAACACTCTCTTTGGCTGCAGCTTTAGACAAATCAGCGAGCACTGACTTATTTATTTCAGCACCATGTCTTAATCCCACTCCTCCTGTTTCCGAAATATCCTTTAATTTGAAAAAGCCTTTATCCTTTATGGTTACACCTACATCTTGAACAGAATTAAGTATTTCATAATACTTCTCTGTCCCTTGTTGATACAAAGCAGAGTTCTGTTCAATTAACTTTGTTGCAGTACGATTCTCCTCAAGTGCCTTTTGTTGATACCTATTTATGCCCTCCAAGATAGGGTCAACCTTTTCCTGTCCTTTATTTCCTCTCTTAAGTTCATCAAGGATAGCCTTTAACCAAGAGTCGGAAGAAGATGAATAAGTTGCAGCCATGGATTGAAGTAAATTCCCTGGCATAACTATTTCACCAGAACTTAAGAACGCTGGATATGTATCATTAGGGTAACCAGGAGGAATAATACCACCATGTTGTAACTTAGGTAATTCAATCTTCTTAGCCATTAACATACTGGAAGGGGCATCCAAGAACTCCTTGTACTCTAGACTACCTTTCTTAGCCAATGTATGTAATGGTTCAATATCTTTGTACTTATTCTTAGGGATAACCATTTCCCCTGATGTCAACAGAGCAGGATATGTGTCATTAGGAAATCCATCTGGTACGACACCCCCTTTGGCTAACTTAGCTACGTCACTCATATTGGACTTAGCAGATTCCCAAATGGATGACAGTACTCCTATACCAACTGCCCCTGCTATTAATCCAGGTAATCCCATACCCTTTATGGTTTCCCCTGCCAAGACTGCAGCTGCAGCCTGTGCCAACAACATGCTTATGATTTGCTGCCCTGATTGTAATAAAGTGTCCACTATTCCGGAGACTCCTTCTTCTGCTCCTCCAAATGATTTTCCTACTTGGAAAGCAAAGTCTGCAATCGCATTACCCAACGATTGATAAACAGCCTCCAACCTTTCCATCTGCTCAGCCTGTTGTAGCAAGGATTTTAAATCGCCAGTTGCAGTTTCTAACTGTGCTGAAGCCCCTGGGACACCTGCTTCTGTCAATTCGGAAAGTAAGAAAAACTTCTCTCTTGCAAGATCTAATTTAGCTGACAATAATCCAGAAGCATTACTTAGCCCACCAAAGGCATTGTATAGGGCTTGGAAATGTGTCACATCTGAAGCAGATTGTAACTCAGCCATTTTTAACTTGGCCTTAGTTAATTGATCTGCATATTTTGAAACCTCTTCTTTATTCACTGCCATTGCAGTAGAGGCTTGATATAACTTTCTTTCTAGGTAACTTATTTCTCGGCTGACTACCTCCATCTTGTTATTCAACGTACCATACACAGAGGCTTGACTTTCCAATAACGTCTGTGATCTCTTGAACTCTTCATCAGCATACGTACTCTGGTATTCTTTAAGTTGTTCATTGAGATCCTTAAGTGAAGATTTAATCCAATCAATAACTTTGACATTACCCAAGTTGAAGTCCTTGAACCCTAAATCTCCTAACGTAGCTGAGTCAAGGTTTTGCATTTCCTTGGTAGCCTTCACAATGTCTTGTATGGTGTCTTCTAAGATTTTTATTTTCTTTTCAGTCCCTTCAACATTTGGACCTAATATTTCAACTTCTAAATCAACCCCACTAAATGACTTCTTTAAATTGTCCAAAGCCGAAGATACACTATATACATTTGGAGGCATCTTCTCCAACATTTGAATTAAATCCTGAGCAAATTTTGTATTAAGTCCTTTTGTCTCAGCCACCTTTTCTAAAGTGTCTTTGACTAACTTTGTTTTCTCTGCTATATAATCTAACTCAAGACCAAACCTACCTGCGTTAGAAGCCATGTAACTTAGAGACTTTGACTTCTCTCCAAAGTCCTGCATTATCTCTGTCAACTTAGACATACTGTTTTCTGCACTCCCTGCCAATCCTCCAAGTGCATTTATTTGTCTAGCCAACTCTTTTGCTTCTTTACTTGCACCCCAACCATTTTCAATAAGCTTCAAAAGAGTTTCGTTCAGTACATCAATCTTCTTAGAGTTTGCATCGTACCCACGTACTCCAAGATTACGGTAGGCTTCTTCCAACCACTTAATTTGATTTAATTGTTCATCTACAAACGACATCGCTTGCTGAACTTCTCTAATTCCAAATGCCATATTAAGAGGAGCCCCTTGGGTTGGGGCACGCCCTATCTTACTGAACTCTTCAAACTTCTCTGCCAAGGCATCACCAGTACCTGATAACATGGCTAAGCCTGCATTCAAACGTTCTTGATATATTCCTATCTGATCTTCCCACCTACCCATATTCTTCGTAGCTTCTTTCAAATCCTTTTCAGAAGCCTTATTCCCCTGGGCAAGGACATCAGTATATTTCGTAGCATTTTCAGCTGAAACTCCTGCTAATTTATAAAAGTATTTAATCCACTCTTTGGTATTGGCTACACTCTTCTCTGCCCACATATTCCATTTCATCAATCTCTCATAATCCATTGTAGCCCAATCCTGTGCTTTGACTTCCCCTATCTTTTTGACTTCATCATTCACATTAACTAAAGTCTTTTCAAACACAGAATTTGCTTTGGCTGCTTCTATTACTCCTTTCTCATACCCCTTCAGTACTTTGTATGCCAAAAGTACAGTACCAATAATAGGACCAAACGCTCCAGCAAACTGCTTGATGTATTTTAAAGCAATTACGATAGGCTTTGCAAGGGACCCAAAGACTGTAATCAAATGTCTGAATCCCTTTGTGTTTAATGCAATAATATCTTTTAACCAAATGAACCCCGCCCCAATATTTTTGAGTACACTCCAAGTACCTTTAAATGCAAAAGCTAAGGTTGAAATAATTAATGCCAAAGGTCCAATCACAGCCAAAGCCCCTGCCATAGCTGTCGTAATTCTTTTCCACTGATCACTTAATTGACTAAACCAAATGGATAAATTCTCAAGTGATTTCCCAAGTGCTTCTAAGGCTGGCATAACAGATTCCTGAATTGATTCCCCTATTGTAATCATAGAATCTTTTACCTGGGCTGACAGTCTATCCATTCTTTTCTGTAGACTGTTATAAACAATTCCGTATGCACTTGCTAAGGATCCTGCTGAATTAGCAACTAAATCCATTACCTTAGCATTGTATTCAAAGTTCTTCCCTGTCAACATCAACTCGGCCAACATAGCACGGATATTGGGGATGACCTTCCCCATCATTTCGTCTCCATACTTGTCAGTCAGTTCTCGTATTTTCATTAAGGCTGCAAGAACTCCTCTTTGTTGTAATATGTTCCTCAACTCAAGTGAAGAAGAGCCCATCGCCCTTAAGGCGTCTTCACTCTGTTTTGCAGGCTTTAGGAGCTTCATAAATACGTTACGTAGGTAGGTAGCGGCATTCGCTGCAGATGCCCCTGAAAGAGTCATTGCAGCGACAGAACCGGCTACCTCCTCAAACTTAACTCCCAACTGAGATGCAAACGGGACAACAGATCCTAACACTTTTGCATACTCAGAGGCTTCCCCTTTACCTTCTCGAATGGCTGCAACAAGGATGTCTAATGTTTTGGCAGCAGAGATATTCCCCTGTCCATACGCATTCATAACTGATGTAATTAAATCAGCGACATCCTTTGTTTCCCCTAAACCAGCTGCTGCAGCCTTGGCAGACTGATTAACAATATTAAGAGCTTCATTTGTTTTGAAACCTGACGAAGTAACATAGTACAAAGCATCAGCCAATGCGTTTGGAGCAAATCCAATATTCTTAGCCATTGCTCGTATTTCATCACTCCAACCTTCCACTTGTTTCTTAGCAATACCCACCAAGCCTATGATCTTCACCATACTAAATTCAAACTCTTTGTAGGCATTCATTGCTGACTTACCAGCAGCGACGATGGGTAACGTCAATGTAGTGGTAGCCAACCAACCAAAACTTCTAAGTGCGAACATAGATCTTTCAATTGCACCACTGGCACTATCAAATGATGAGGATGCTACCACACCAGCTTTCTTCATACTATGTGCAGTTTCATCCCCTACTTTCTTAGCAGTGTCACCAGCTCGCTTAGCAGACTTTTCTGCACCTGTGTATGCAGAAGACATCATATTTAATTGAGCTTGTGTCTTACCCCACGAAGAAAGTAAGTTCCTTTGGAAGGCAGTCATAGAAGCTTGAGCCCTTGCCACCCCAGTGGTGTTGACCATCAACGACGCCGTCAGGGTTCCTATATCCATAGCAATTATTTTTCTTTTTTCGTTTCACCTGGTTTCCGTAATGGAGGACGTATGGCTCTTCTTTTCTTATCAAGAGAACTCTTTCCTCTTATCTTCTTCTTTGGATCGGGCCTTTTACTTACTGATTTAGCCAAAGCCATTAGAGCTTGTTTCATCTCCTCCACACTTTGTTTCCTTGCTATTTTCTTCTCCCCACTCCAGTTAGGCATAAACTCCGTTGGTAAAACTTCCTTAGGAGTATGACCCTTCTTGGCATACAAACGACTCACAATATTAATAATCAGTGAGTCCAAAACAGCAAAACTGTATTCATCCCTCCATTTTCCTATTGGATCAAGTTGATCGTGAGCCTCCCATTCTGTTACTTGAGCAGACGTCAACTGATCCAACAGGATGTCTGGATGTGGATAACCTAATTCTCTGCAGAGACGGAAGTAGAATTGGCGACTTGGTCGCCGCTTGAGTTTTTTACAAGATTCTCCTTATCTTCTTCAGAGATTTTATTTATTTTCTGTGCTACGTTCACAATCCTCTCAAGACGGGCAGCACTCATGTTCTGACTGAGAGTTGGGTAATCCTCCGGTGCAAAGATCATGTCCCCCTGCTCATTACAAGCTGTACAAACGGCTAACTTCGCACGGAAGTCTTCCAAGGACTTTTCATACCCACCTTCTGCGTTCTTGTTTTCTTTTATCAAAGACTGTTCAAAACGGTCACGTTCACGTCCGGTCATCTGACGTACAAATACAAAAGTATCATTTCCCAAATCGACTTTCACGATCTCAAGTTTTTCCTTAGCCAATAAGGCTTTTCTGTCAAGAAAATTTCCCATGATTAGTTTAATTTAATTTGTTAATAAAAAATACCTTGATTAGGTGCAATTCAAAAATTCAAATCTTACGGAGTGGTTGTACCACCTGAACTGATCTCAACCTTTCCTGTTACCTGTATTGTAACGTCTGCTGTGATCTTGTCATCAGCAGGAATGGTCAACGGTAATTCAGTTACAAGACCTTCGAAGTCAAGTGAGGTCCCTTCAACATCAGGTAAGTCGATCTGATAGTTACCAGCCACATTACTTTCGAAATCTGTTTTCATCAACTCGTACGTATCACGAGTGAAGTTCATTGCGAGAACAACCGTTCCTGCATTACGAAACCCTGTAATGAATTCCCGGTATCCTCCTGTAGAATCAAGTGAGGTTACATCAATTGTATCCCTCGACATACTTGGGCCAGTGATGGAATTAATCTCAGCAATTGGAACCCATGCGGATCCGCTCCAACGATTAAAGACTGTTCCTACACCAGCTACAGCATTACTTGCCATTTTTACCTCCTTTTTTAAACAGCTCTGCGCTGAATATTAAAATTAATAATAAAGCGTGCATTGTTGTTATCATCCCAATCCAATAGAGCGGGACCATTGGAACAGTAGATAACGGTATATAAAGCACCGTTCCACGTTTCTTGTTTCTTTCCGTGTAACAGATCCTTTATTTCATTTGCCGTACTCCATCCATTCATATACGCACTATTTCTAATTCGTATCTGAATAGAGGGACGTTCATATCCTTGATTTGATAAACCTAAATCATGCGTATACCCAGGTGGATCAAATATGGTAACACAATTCCTAGGATTGGCAGGTTCCTTTCCTATATGTAAATTGGTACCAAAGACTAATCCAAGGCTTCCTGCTACCAACATATCTTTTATATCTTCACTGGGTGCGTTCATTTCTTTATCTGTGCATTATCCCTAATTATTTTTGCTATTTGCCACGTACTCCTTTTAACGGCCGTTTCAAACCATTTAGGACCTGACTGAGGTCTGTGAAATTCTTTATCCACCATTTCATGTACTGCCATTGCATAATTGGCGGTGTATCCCATCATAACCATTAAGTCAGGACTCACTGAACAAACCAATGCCTGTGCTTCGGCTATGGTGTTAATATGATCCTGCGACAATAGTGCCCTTCTAGGACCTTTGAAATTACCTGTACCAATAACGTCTCCAAACTTGTCTTTGACATTTACGGCTACTCCCTTTCTCATTAATCCATTCCCCCCAACCATTGTTGAGGCTGTCGTAAACCAACTGGCTCTTAAATTCCCTAAATCAACAGGAGTGATTGGATAGTTCCTTTCAGTCTCTCTACGAATATATGCTGCAGCCAATAGAAGCCCTTTCAAGGTTCCTCCTTCAATGTTCAGAAGCTCCTTCTGTAGGTTTGACAAAACAACGTCAAATCCTTTTACACCAGAGTTCGGAAGTATTGACTTAGCCATATCTATTAAGTTAAGAAAGGTGTCAAATACGATTTACGTAAGAAATCACTGTCAGATCTTAGTGAAGGAATTTTCTCATACCTTTTAATTATATGTACTCCTTCTACCTTAGTGAGTTCAACATCACCACTACTGTCACCACTACTTGAAAGTAAATCATCCAAGGTTCCTAAATACAATAACCCATTCTCTTCCAAATCTTGTTCTGTAAATACAATAGCCCTGGACAATAACTCTTCTCCATTAGCCATTAGGATGATTTGATTTGTATCTTCCCAACGACAATCAATTTCAATTGGATCATCATAGAGTTTACCTCCATAACCATCCTCCTGAGGATTTCCCCAATAGACTGCCTTTTGATTTAGGCGTCTCCGTATGAAGTTTTGTATGCCCATCTTATTACCATTCAGATCTTGGAACTGCATATATTGAAGCACCACGTCTTCCTGCTCTTGCTAATATACCCGTCACATCTAATGTCTTTACCATTTGTCCATATGGAGTAGAGTCTAACATCTTACCCCATTCACCAGTGTATGAAACTTCAGCATCACCTAATCTTTCTTTACTTGCAACTCTGTATATATCCGTGCAAGCGATCATGTGTGCGGTAAGCCATCTTTCCACTTCCTTAAGCATTACCTCAGTCATCTCGGTATCATTTTCAAACGCTTTATTAATAAAAGCATTTGCAGATACAATCAATGCATCAACAACTGTTGTTGGCATCGTGCAGTTATCCATTATGTCTAAAACCTCTGCTGATGTAACTCTTACTGCCATTACGTCCTCCTTTCTTTTTTACGACTTGTATTAAGTAATTCATCTGCCAAAGTCAACACCTGAGGTTTCCAAGGAAGTCCTATCCAATCTAAGGCTTCATATATTTGTCTGTAGTCCCCATTCACCATCCTCTCCGGCCATACTACCTTACAATTTACACCCTCAGTCATCATGTCAACAAATCTCTTTTCGTATTCATGTATCATCCAAAGCCATCCTTCCTCTTCCGTTGCAACTCCTATCTTCTCACAATTCTCTGGACTCTTAAACGCTGACATATACCCTGTTTTCATACAAGATTCAATTATGTCACCTGTGCGTCTCCTAACAATTAACCACTTAGCGTTTGGATAAGTATGATTCCATACCCTCCAAAGTAACCCAGCCCTCGCACTCTTGTACATCCAAACCCCTTTCTTATACCCCTCAGCCAACAATTGCATAGAAATAAGCTTCTTCCAATTTAAAGGTACTGTATTCATATCACCTGGCAAAGGATACTGCCCCATGACATCAAACCCATTTGATTCCAAGTACGCATTTTCAATAAGCCTTTGTATTGCTCCATTCTCATATACCCCAGGATGCAAACGCATATCCCCTCCAAATGCACCGCAAAGGTTTACAATTCCTGCTACAATACTTGAACCACTGCGAGGAACTCCTGTTATTATTATTGGTGAACTGTCTATCATACGTATTTACTTCTAACCATTTGTCTTTCTTGCAACCTAATGCTTTTACTGATAGTTCTTACTTTCTGTTGTGGGTGTCTCCGATACCACGCAAGAAAGGAATCACAGTATCCAATTCTCAAACCAGCCTGTAAACAACGTAGATTAAATTCACGTTCCTCCGCTGTCTGTAATGTTTCATCTAACCCTCCTACCTTTTCAAACACCTCACGTTTATATAACAATGTTTCACTATGAATAAAATTCTTTCCTAACAAATCTTGAACCGTAGGTATTTTTATTTTAGGAATAAACTTACCTGGGACTCGTCCAGCATTCATAAACAACTCATAAGCGTTACCATGGATAAAGTCAACATCTTGACTTTCGATAGCGTACACAGAATCCTCAATACTGTTATCAGTCAACATATCATCTTCATGCAACCAACGAATATACTTACCAGTTGCCTGATCCAACACTTTATTGAAGTTCTGAGGCCAACTTCCATCTCCTTTACTTAACAATAATTGAACACCCTTGGGAATGCTGCCGATTGCTTGCTGCAACCAACCCCGATCTCTATTGTAAGGTATTACTACCGTCACCTTATCTTCCGCCCGCAATTGCCTTGCAAAATCCTTTTCCACGTATTGTTTAACCCACTCTATACTTTGTGCCTGAGGAATGCGAGGTTTTCCATGGAAACATACTAAGTTCGTATTGACAGGAAGTGTATTCAATAACTTACTCTTACGTGGTTTGAAGTCAACTATCGTATTGGTAAGTGCCTGCCAAAACATATCAACCTTTACAACCCTCCTCAGAAAACCATCCATTCTCCTACTGATAGGCACATCGGGTTTAGCATTCCAAACTGCTTGTATTTTCTCAGAGTGAGCTGGGAACCAAACCAAGCCTGTTGCCAAACTTCCCTTCTGCCAAAAGTCCTCAAGTGTTATAAATTTACTTTGATCCGTAACCAAATCAAAAATGTTTTCCAATGTATTAATGACAGCCGTATCCAAGTCCACATATAAGAAGGGTCTGTACTGTTCCATCTCAGGGGAGTATAAATGCATACGAGCCCAAGTCCCTGGAAGGGTTGTCGTAAATGGAAGTAGTGTGAATCCACCTAGATCCATTACATCAGTAGCCTTATCCCAAAGACAGTATATCTTTGGTAGTGTAGATGACTTCCAATTGCCATTAATATGACGAGCAATTAACTCAACATCCTTAATGGTGAAATCCCCTCCACTACGGAGTACCAACATTATTTTTTTATTCTCTTCCACACTCTTTAAGTATTTTATTTTTCCACCAACCAAACATTAACTGTTTCCAAACAGAATACCAATCAAATTGATGATCTTGATAAAAGTCTTCCAACATTTCTTTCGTTACTTCCTCCCAGTCATCTATCAATAGAACAGGAAGATGTGCATAGAACATAACATTGACACACTTCTTTACGATTGGAATGGTCCCCAAGTATAAGCATTCCCAAAACCGATGGCAATCAATACCACTACCTTCCGGGCACACCATGAACTTGTGATTACATACATTCTCTAAGTATGAATCAAATCGTAATCCATTCTTACCATGGAACACAGTTATCCAATCAGCCTCACCAAACAGTTCATAAGGCCGTTGACGCTGAGCTCGGTTGTTCTTTATATTGTGATTCATGTACACCAACTTCTTATGTGGTAAAGGTTGTGTCAACATCTCTTCCATCTTAGCTCTTTTCCTCAACCCTTTCCACCAACGATTGTTCTCAAGCCCTATTGGTAAGGATTCAATCTTCGGATGATCCAATCCTACATTTTGGCTATACCAATGTAGAACATTCTCAGGGGGAACCCAATCAGCGGGTTCATCTGCATTATGTGTTATTATATACACCTTTACACCCATCAACTCAAGTATGTCAAAAAGCTGTTTAGCGTAAAAAGTGTGCGTATATATAATGTCACCATCCTTCAACTTTTTAAAATCCAAAGTATTCACAAGGTGACAATAATCGTCCTTATAACGAATTGATGGTGCGTATTTATAATCTGCAACATCCTCAAACTTCTCTCCTTGTATCCAGTCAATCATATTAATTCAATTATCTTTTCTTTTAACATCCCCCAACAATCACCCCAGGTAATACGAGCTCGATCATAGTTCTGTTCCATAGCCCAATATAAACCATCATACGTATCAGCAGTAAGAGAATTGCAAACATCAACCATTTCTTGAACATTATGTACTTGAAAAATCCCCTCACCTTCAAAGTAGTCTTCAATGTTTGTACATCCATAATAAATTGGAACAGTATATGTACGGAAACAATCAAGTAACTTCTCTGAAAAGTAATTTGCTATTGAAGTGTTCTCAATTGCAATATGAAACATTGAATTAAACAATGGCTCCTTGGAAGCTCCTAATACCAATTGTCCTTTATAATTAACACTCTTCCAAGGTACAAATTTATGAGCATGCTTTGCTGAGCCACTCAAATAAAAACGTTTTGGTATATTTATTAAATGTCTATGATTCCAAAGTTGATGTCTTAAACCATGCCCTTCAAGAGTAGGAACATTCTTCCCTCCTACCACTGTTGATACTGAAAACTCTTTAGTTGGAAAGTAATCCCGTACCCACGTATTAGGAAAGTGAAATAGTTGAGCCTTTGAATTTGACAAAAGTATTTCTTCATGAAATGTCAACAGGTGGGTGTATAAATGCATATTGTCTTTGTTAATCCCCCACTTAAACAAATCACCTTTCTTTGGTTCCTCCAAAATCACAATACGAATAGCCCCCTCAGGAATAGGAGTCTGAGGAATTTGATCAATGTAGACTTCAACATTCTTTTCAGTGTCAATGTCTACATGAACAGGATATCCGTAATAGAATTTAACTTTGTTCATACTCTTGCTGTTATCACATCGTTCGGTTTGTAGCCATCTTCAAGTTGAATATGGTAATTTGGATTAACCTTTAACAATTCACTTTTCAGGCTGTCAACACTAAATCCATGCTTATGCTGTTTCCAAAGCCTCATGTCATCAATCAATATTGAATGTGTCTTGATTGGGTGTTCCCCAATGATCTCAAGTTCTCTTAACACCGTTGGGTCTGCACTACCCACATGGGTATCTAACCAAAAAGTAATAGGCTCATCAATGATGGAAAGTAATACTCCTAATACCTTACGTGAATCCCCCAATATCACATGCACTTTCTTATCATGTTTATACCTTTGAGTACAATGAACAACCCAATAAGGATCAATCTCAATTGAGTACACAAGCTCAAATCCTTCATCAAGTGCCTGTCGTATCCCATCCCCACCACAAGCTCCTGTCTCAATAAAAATTCTATTCAAATACTTTGCAAATAAACCTTTTGAAGCGGACATACCTTTTATTTTTTATTACTCCATGAAACTTCCCAATAATGTATTGCGTACGAATCTTCCGTTATAAACCTTTTCGGATTCTTTTCCTTCTCATGATTGTGATTAGGAAAAGGATAAAAGTAAGCTGGAGGGAACACTACCACACCTCTTGAAAAAGAAACACTCAATTCAAAAAATATCTTCGTAAAGAAGTAAGTACCTGTGGTATTGAACACGTCTCTCCAATTAGCACTTTTTATTTCATTCATACGTGCTATTATTGTCCTAAGTATTCTATGCTCAGGAACACTTCCAATCAACCCTATGAACAATTCCATAGTCTCTTTTGAATGTGTCTTCCCTACAAAGAAATTCAAATAAGTGAGATCATCAAATGGTTTAAGACATTCAAAGTCAGTGTCAACATACAACCCTCCGAACTGATTAAGTATGTGGTAACGTAAGAAATCTGACTTCTGCCCTAAATGCGTTATTGAATTAAACAGATCACGTCTTTCAATCTTAACCTCATCTATGTTCTCATCAGTCCAAAGTTTGTACTCCCAATCTGGATTAAACTTTTGCCAAGACTCTGTCCATCGTTTGTACTTTTCAGGTAAAGGACTTCCTAACCATATTTGATGAATCCTCTTAGGAAGAACATTGTGATCTTCATCCCCATGACGATAACAAAAGTTGTTTGCATACAACCTCCCATATACATACCACTTGATTGGTTCTATCTCTGCTGGGGATATCATCTTGTCACACTATTTGAAACAAAGTCTTCCACTTTAATCCATCCTTGCGGATACCGGTATGTGTCAGATATCTGTTCTGACTCACTAAGATAATGTTTTGGTCGGATTACTTTTTTATCAGCGTATGCATTTAACACCGCAGCCCACCAACTGTATGTACTATTGCTTATAATATGATGCTTACAAAACCTCATCAATTCAAAGCACAAGTAGTCTTCCATGTCCACAAATACAATCCTCCTGTTTGGAAAATACTGTTTAATAAATGTAGACTTACACCACGGGATGTCGTCACTGAATATAAACAAATCCCCTTTCAATTCCTTTATGGCTAAGAAATAATACTTTGCAGGGAGATTGGAATACCCACCTGCTCTTTGTTTCAAATAGTCTCCTCTTCTTACATGAACTGAAACGGACTCAGTACTCCAAATAAGCTCAGCCATTTCCATAAACTTTTCAGTGTAGTGACAAGATTGTAATTGAAATTCCTCACGAAGGACAGGAATTATCTTTTCATAGTAATCGTAATACTGCCAATACCCATCAAAGTTATTATCATTCACCAAATCAAACACCTTAGGATTATGCCCAACCCTTTTTTCATATACGGTAGGGTTCTTAGATTCAAAGGGGTGTATGTGCAAACTTGTAACTTGAAATCTTTCCAATCTGAAAGGACGAGGATGCTCAGCAAACTCAACACGGTGAGGAACGTACCAGGTAGTATCGTAACATACCATCTTACCTGCGTACGTCAGAACCTTTCCAAACGCATACTGGAACATTTGGTTCCCTATCCCACCTCTCATTTTAACGACGTTCATTCAAAAATTCTTTTACCGAGGTTTTCCTGAATTGTGTAATTGCACTGTTAGGTGATAGATTAATTATTTCAATACCTAAATTTTGTGCATCTACTGCTATTTGATCAAATCCTTTCAAATGTCTACCGAAGGGTAGTTTTCTAAGTCTTCTTTCATCCTGCACTGCTCCCCTTTGATACACATTATGAAAATGTTGAAACTTATCGTCAGACAACTTCATGTCAAATCCAAGAAGTAAAATCCGTTTAGCTCCAGCCTGGGCTGCAACACTTATTGATGCCGCACCTGAATTGGAATTCCAACTAACGAAACCCGGTTTCGTACTTATACCTTTTGAATGTGAACCATCCCTTTGGAAGTTCTTAACCCAAGATTCTCGTATAGAGTTTGCATTGCACGAAACTTTTAATCCCGGGAACTGTGCCAACTGCTGTTTGAATCTGAGAAAAAATCCACCATCTCCAAAGAACACCATGTCAATCCAATTCCCTATCATAAATGCTACGTTAATCCCAATCACGTGCTTCTTATGTATTGATACCATATAAGGAGAGAATGAACTTAAAGGGGCCTTACTCAACATCACTCGTTCAACAAGCTCTTTAGGTATGTCAAACTGCTCAGCCACTGAAGGCCCCCCACCGAGGATCCAAACATCCCCTCCCTCCCACATCTTGGGTACTGTCCACTTCATTATACCAAACCGGATAACATTCGTTCAGCAATAACTTTTGGAAGAGGTTTGTCATTGATGGTCTTCCAAATGGTTTCACCATCTTCATCCTTACCAACAGGATAACAAACATCAAACAAGGTTTTGCTTTTACCTCTTGGTCTGATTTCGTACTCAGCCTTAACCGCTTTGGCTTCAGGGATTACTGTATTATCGGAAGCCAATTCTTCCAATGGGACTATTAAATCCCTGAACTGCGGAGGTATCTCACTTGGACGAGCACGGAATTTCTCACCCGGCTTGATAATTTTATGATTGAACCTCAGGGAGCCTTTCCCCACTTTCTTCCACCAAACCTTTGCATCCGGATCAACGTTGGCTTCAACAACCTCTTCTTCCTTTGGTTTTACCTCAGGTTCCGGAATCTTGTCAACCTTAATTTCTTCATTGGTTGGTTTCTTTTCGCGACGTTCCATATTCTTATTCTTTTTAGATTAATAAAAAAAAATTGACTTGATTAGTCTTTTAATATTATGCAAGCTGGACAATTCCACACTTACCATTAATGTCAGAACGAATCTGAGGTACCTGAATGGTCATCACTTTATACTTGTTAACCATTCCACCTTCTGTACTCCACTGTATGTTCTGGAGATCCATACCTCTTACAAGACGTACGACGTCAGGAGTCATCTGAACCATAAAGACGTTGTTGGCAGGAAGAGTGTCAATAACTTTGATACCCTGGACTCCTCCAATCTTCATTATCCTTTCACGTATGGTCATCAAAGAACTGCCGGATACATCATAATCATCATCCATAACAGTTTCGTACGCAGTCGGGATGTAGATCATCCAAGGTCCATGATGGTACGCAGCAATACTTGCATCCTTCATTTCCTGAACATCCTTCAGAATCATAGGGCCAGTTGCTGCAGAGGCATCCCAATTGACGGACAGGTTCACCAAGTTACGATCTGGGAAATTGAGGTAACTGTATATGGTATTCCTGTTTCTGCTGTCTTTATCACCAAAACTGTAAGTCGTATCAGTGAACAGCATGTTCTCCATCTTTTCCAGAACTTTCCTTGCAGCACGTTCAGCTGAAGTGGTATCCAAAGGATTACCAAGCTTCCGTGATGCTTCCAATACCCTTGCGTTGATTTCGTAATCAACGTGAATAATCGGAATCGGTAAGTAATTATGCTGGAATATGGGGCGATCACCAATGCTCCTTGTGACAGCATCCATCGTCAGATCAGCCTCCATGGCATCACTCACGTCATGCCATTCAAGAACTGTCGTACCCATTGCATTACCAAGTGTGTAGGTAAGGCCTTTGTCAATCAAATCCTGAACACCACCTAACCTATACCTCTTGGCTTCAATAAGAGCTTCATCAAGACGCATCCATTCTTCCCTTCTGAGTGTAGCACCAGCGTAGGAAGGAACTGTATCCCAATTGTCTTCCTTGTTTGGATCCCCACCTTTGTAGATGGTCATGTACGGAGCACCATCTTCATCATCAATGAATGGACGCATACGACCGAGATTGAGTCCACCTTCGGACATAAACTTGTTGGCTACTAAACCAACACCACCGGTCTTTCCAATAATATCAACGTGTTTGTCGGGCATTTTTTTATCCTCCTTCTTTTGTGATTAAATTATTCTTACCTTGATGTACTGGGAATTTTCAGCAAGGCTAGAATCACCAGCGCCACCGGAGATGCTGTCCAACTCACGTGATTCAAGAGCTTCACCAACTATTGGCTGTGCATAAAGTGTGGTTTCCTCACTTCCAGTATGTGCGAAAGGTGTATGCTTTTTCAAACATCCATCTCCATTGGAGACCAGCTTATCTCCTATTGCCACACTTTCACCGTCTGCTAAACGGGCATACACGATTTCACCCCTCTGGGCAACCCAGCACTGTACTCTGTCACCAGCGGCGTAATCGTCTTCAATTCCCTGACCACGAAGTTCATCCTCAAGAGCGAAGATGGCGTTGGCCTCTCCTCCAGCCGTGGAATGGTTCTGTACCTTTCCAGCCGAAGTGATTTCAAGTAAGTTACCAGGGACAATGGTTGAGGCAGCTTCATACTCCTCAATGATGTCCTGATACTTCTTGAGCTTGATTGTATTATAAGTTGTTGCCATTTTTACCTCCTACTCTTTTTTGGTTCCAACACTCATCCCTACAGGATAGAGAGGAGCAACTTTATTCTTCCGAACTGGGCGGGGGATCACTCCTCCACCAAGGGAATAGTCAACAACCTCTTCTTCCTTTTTCCTAACGGAAAGTAATACCCTTTCAAGGGTATTGTCATCCATAGCCTTTAGAGTCTCCTCTGGCCAAATTTCTTTGGCATTGGCCTGAATATCAGCGATCATTCTATCACGTTTCTCTTTCAGCTGGCGTTTGTATGCTGCCAAGGCAGCTGCATCTTCCTTCGAAAGGACGTTGACTTGCACTTCCTTAATGACTTCTTTCTCGACTTCTTTGACTACCGGTTCGGTAATCTTGTCAAGTAAGGCTTCACTTAAGGCTTGTAACATCTCCCGGTCATCCTCAGTATATTTACCCTGACTGTTCGCAATCAGGTTATCAACTTTCGTCTTGACACAAGGAGAGCATTCATTTGCCATAATTACCTCCTTTTGTTTAAAATTAGAATTATTATTATTTGTATTCTCTTCTTCAATCCCCGCTTCCCCAGTCTCCTGGGAAGATTGAATATCGTTAGTTTCTTTTTCTGACTCTTCATTTGCTCTTATCCCACATCCATCTTTCAAAGAGCATGCCCCTGCGATCTCTGTCAATAAAGCCAAATGATCCGGCCTATGACTTTTAGCCACGGCGTCATAATACTCCCCATTCCATTCCCCAGGCGAAACCTCATCAACTGTAAATACACCAACACTGACTTCAACAGGTTTTCCTTGTCTCACCTTTTCATGTAATTTTGGAGCACAATTCATCAACCTCACTTCCTCAAGCCAAACCTCAGCCTTTAACTTTGTGTCCTCAATATGAGTATTGAACACTTGTCCAACTGCAAACCTTTCAAGTATCTCAGGATTATTGGCAGAGACACAAACTCCTTCCCTTTCTGGATGATTGACCATAACTGGAATACCATTCCAAGAAGCGGGGAATCTACCAAGCTCTGAGATAGGATGAAATAAAGGGCCATGTGAACCACTGTGTACCCCTTCAACCATCATCGTTACAGGGGCCACCAAATACTCTTTACCATTCCATCTTTTCTTAATGACAGGGTACCCTTCTTGCATGTTTGCAACATACGAATATTCCTCATTGGCTCCTACTGAACCATTGGCTATACGAATAGCCTGGGGGGCGCAGGATTCATCCGTACCTCCTTTTTTAATACACGAAGCCAAAGCTCCATTGGCTATGGAAGCCCACTTCTTCTTTTGATCAGGAGTGAGCCCTTTTTTATGTTTGTCAACATCAGCAACTGTCCATGGCATAATAAATCCTCCTATCTGGTTAAGTTTAAATATATTGGTTTATTTGAATAAAGTAATGGTTTCAAATCAAATGATTCATCTTCTTTCGGTTTGTAAAAATCAATATTAGGAAAGAAAGATTCTATTATGTAATCATCACTCGCATCATGGCTAAATCCTTCCCTGTGATAATCTCTACCTCTCCCTGATCCTATCATCTTAACAGGGATGTTTTCATGATCTATATAATTTCTAATCATTTCAAAAGGGCGAAACAATAGAAAAGGTGTTATGGAATACACAACAGGAATTTTACCTGATAATGCCATCCCTACTGCGATTCCCATCATCACCTGTTCAGCGGCTCCAACATTGTAAAACTGATCTGGTAAGGTGTCTCTTATTTCATCAAACACACCATATCCCATGTCAGCAGTAATGAGAATAATGTTTTTATCCTCACTCATTAAATGATATAACGCATTTCCTAATGAATGTCTCATAACCTTATATAATGTGCTGACAAACCTTCCAAACCATAATTCTTAACATTGGTACGTCTTACTTTAATATTAGGCATGACATACATAATGTTATCTAACATCCACTCCTCAACTTTTGAATAGGCTGAGAAAGTATTGAAATTCAAATACACTTTCAAATTCGTAACTTGATACCTACGTATCACATTGAAAGCCTCCCAAACACTGCCTTCAAAACATTCACCATCCGAAATCAAACAGTAAACATCCTTGTCACGATTCGCAAGTGCCATCCCTACTGCAATGGGAAGTCCTTGTCCCAAACTTCCTGTGGAACAATCTATCTTGCATTCCTTACAACGTTCAGGGTGAGTACCATGTTTGTCAAATATTTCCTCTGCAGAGACACCATGATACTTTTCAATCACCACATACAATGCAAGTCCACAATGCCCACAGGATAAGACAAAAGGCTCATCCTCTTTCTTTATTTGATATATCTCATCTATGATATCCACGGAAGTCAAACAACTCCCAAGATGAGCCAAGTTCAACTTTTTTGAAATTGTTAATATTTTATTGTGTAATTCATTCATAATGTAAGATACACTTTATACAATCACACACATACTTCACATCCTCATATTCCAACCGATGTCCACTTGGTAAGTTTATTCCATTTGCCCCAATGTACTCAGCCGTATAATTATGGGCAGGAGTAAACATTTGGAATGAACTTATAGGTGGGAAAAATGGACGAGTGTCAACATTCCTCTTTTTCAACTCAGCCATAAGAACATCTCGGCATACTCTGAAATCCCTTTCCAACACTATTGAGGACATCCAATACACAGGAGCCACATGAGACCTTGGTGTCTCATTTAAAAATAAGCCATCAATAGAACTCAACTCTTTAGAATACCACTCATATATTTGTCTCTTTTTTGCAATAAGAGCATCAATTCTTTCCAGTTGGGCTAATCCCAAGGCAGCTTGTAGATTTGACATCTTATATTTGAATCCGATGTCTCCGATCTCAAACCCACTTGAAACTCTGCCGTGCTCGGCGAAATGCTTAGCTTTCTCATATAGTGAGGTGTTACTTGTTACTAACATACCCCCCTCACCTGTAGATACCATTTTCGCGCCTTGGAAGCTAAAACATCCAAAATGGCCCCAAGTGCCCATCTTTATGTCATGCAAACTTGCACCTAATGCTGGGGCTGCATCTTCCACAACGTGTAACCCATTACATAATGCAATCGCTGTAATCTCATCCATGGCTGCTGGGTACCCATATAGATGTACTGGAATAATAGCCTTTGTCTTCCTCGTGATTTTATTTTTTATGTCAAGAGGTTCAATGCACCACGTATAAGGATTAACGTCAGCAAACACAGGTGTGGCTCCAGTATAGCGAACGGCACTTGCAGTTGCAACCCAACTCATGTCTGGCACAATAACTTCATCCCCTTCCCCAATACCAAGAGCCACAAGTGCCAAATGCAGTGCACCTGTGCATGAAGATGTAGATAAAGCATATTTCACTCCCAGGTATTTTGCAAACGCCTGTTCAAAGCGTACAATGTAGTTATTCCAATTCTCATCAATACCTGTAATCAAAGCATCATTAACGTACTCAATTTCTTTTTGAGTAATCGAAGGTCCAGCCGTTAATATCATTTTGGACCTGTTTGGTAAAAACTTATTCCAATCTGTGTTCATCATTTTATTCAATTTTCATATATTGCATACGCACATAAAACATATCAGGAATTTCATCCTTACGATTCTCATCATAGACATAATCCACAATATCCTCCTTCACAACTTTATAAAGTGGAATATATCCTAACTTCTCAAAACCTAAACGTTCATAAAACTTTATAGCTCTATGATTACCATTCAGTACTCTTAAATAAACATGCTTAAGAGAAAGTGTATGAATCCCCCAAGTAAGAATTGCATTCATAGCCAAAGACATAATACCTTTATGAAACCTCAACCCACGTACCACATTATCAATCTCACAACTGCACTCTTCAAAATCAAACGTTGAAAACCCCAAATGACCAATAGGAACCCAATCCAAATCATACACCATAAAAAGGATTCTATCTTTTCTTGGTAAGAGTATATTGTCTATCCAATTCTTAGCCTTCTCTTCACTGTTCTCAAATCTTGCTGTAAACCCTATTTGATTATCAGTTCTCCATGTATAAATCAAATAAGGGTATTCAGGATTTGTTAAAGCATAATGATAAGTAATTGGACACAAATACCCCTTCAACCCATTCTCACTTTGAATAGGGATAAGACGCAATTCATCCTCTGGGCTCATACACTTGTAAGAGTCCAACATCTTATGAATAAATTGTTTGTAATATGAAACTTCGTCTAACATATTCAAAATATTCTAAACAAGTTTTCAAGATATTCAAATACACGATCTCCATAATGTGGAGCACATCCAAGGAAGAATACTTTATCAAGTACCTTATTAGCCTCAGGATATTTTTTATAGTCATCCAAAGAGGAATACCCAGGATGGAGTAATATGTTACCTGAGAAGTAATTCCGAGTCTGTACTTTATTCCTCTCAAGAAACTGAACCATTCTACCTTTCAAGTCTGCATCCTTACATATGAAAGGTACACCAAACCAACACACATCTGCTGAAGAGAAGTGAGAAACCACATCAACATCATTAACGTACCTTGTGATAATACTTTGTATCTTACTCTTGGCAGTCTTTCTCTTCTTTGATATCTCCTCAAACTTCTCCAACTGCACCAATCCAATTGCTCCCTGTAAGTCAAGTGGCTTTAAATTGTAACCCATATTGGAAAAGACGTACTTATGATCCACAATTCCATCGTAGTTTTCTAACCACTTGTCAAACCTACGTTTACATTCCCCATATCTACTCATATTTCCAGCACCTACACAATGACAATCCCTTCCCCACCAAGCAATGCTTGTCATTATCTTTCTCAAATCTTTGTCAGTCGTTGAGATCATCCCTCCCTCACCTGTACTAATATGGTGAGAAGCATAGAATGAATATGAAGAGGCTACTGCGTATTCATTTAAGTATTTTCCATTCCATGTAGTCCCTAAACTGTCACAACAATCAAGAATGAGTTTTAAATCAAACCTTTCACAGATTATTAATAGTTCATCTATGTTTGGAGGATTACCTAAAACAGGTGATAGAAATATAGCACGTGTCTTTTTCGTAATCTTCTTCTCAATACCACATAAGCAAAAGTTAAGTGTATCCCATTCAATATCAACGAACACAGGTTTAAGCCTATTTTGGAACAGTACAGAAATCGTGGTGGGGAACCCAACAGGAGATACAATTATTTCATCGCCATCTTCCCATTTATAATATTTCTTTAACGCAGCCAACATCACAAGATTAGCCGAGGATCCTGAATTAACCATTACAGAATGTCCTGCATTAAATCTCTTACTGAACTCTAACTCAAACTTTTGTACATTCTTTCCAGATGTAATCCAATCCCCTGTCATGAACGCTGTAATGGCTGCTTCCGATTCCTTTTCATCCCAATACATTCCTGAATAAGGAACCAAGGTTACACCAGGGACAAAGGATGTTCCATACAAATAAGGAGGAACATGATTTGCCACCAAGTTTTTTATGTCACCATTTACTATCATAATGTTCTCAATTCATCATACATAGGTCTCTTACTCCAATACCTTCTTTCCCTTCCAAACGCCCCAGGATCCTTTTTAAAGTTAATTGCACATAATGGATTCTCATCATTATAAACATACAATACCTTTTCAATATACTTGATATGCTTTAATCCAGCCATCTCAACCATCGGATACATAAAGGCATTATCGAATGAATGATTGGGGAAGTGTCCTTGGTACAGTAAATCACTTTCCTTAATCTTTCCCCACAACCTCCTCCTACAAGTAATAAGGTGTGAAGTAAACCATTTACCACTTCTCCGGTATGCACGTGTATCTGTAAGTGGTTTACAAAAGTCAGCTCCTATTGCTCCACTACTTGAAACAAAACTTCCGTATGTTAACCAAATGTTAGGATCTTGATAAACCTCATTCAAGTGTTCAAGTACATCATTTGAGTAAAACCAATCGTCCCCACTTAATAATACAATAATATCTTCCTCTTCAGCGAATGCGTTTATTCCTCTAATGAAGTTGACACAACAGTATTCATGCTGAGGCTCATTGCGAATACCATAAAAAGGCTCTGGATACTCCTGTACTATCTCCCAAGTTCCATCAGTTGAACAGTCATCCATAATAACTACAATATAGTTCTTATAAGTCTGTGCCATGATAGAATCTAAGCACTTCCTTATAAAGGCAACTGCATCACGCTGGGTAACTAATATCAAGAACCTATTTTTCATATTCTAACAATTCCTCAATCCAAGGTAACGCAATACAACGACATAAAGGATGCAATGGGATCATACCTTCTATCGTATCCAAGTCAAATACTTTGCCATCCATATGAGCACACTCTGGACACACTCTATTGTCCCCTGCCGTCTTCCATTCACCTTTCACTTTTATTTCAACAACTCCCCAATTACGGTATTCCTGTATTGTGGCAACATGATGTGCTCGTATTATCTCTGTGCGGGCTAAAAGCTCGGCTCTGCGTAAGGCAGGTAAAGTCCGACCCATTGTATCCTTTAGGCCAAGATCACCTAAATGCTCGCCGTTAATAGCCGCAACCAGCTTCTTTGCTAGAAGTGCTGGGCCGTCTCCGTCTGCTAAGCCTTGTGCCAATATCCGACTTATGATAGAATCCATTGCATCAGTGATTCCTTTCAAATCCTTAAACACCCGAGTATAAAGTAATCCTAACCTATCAATATGGAAAGGCTGATTTAGAATAGTCATAATTCCTCCAGTCTCTTCAATTGTAGGAACTTTATGCCCAGCCTTTAACATTTCATATCGAGCCCGCATGATACCCCTCTTATATGAATCGTATATGAATAAGTTCGTCCAAACTGCCTCTACCCCTGTTCCAACTTGTTGGATATCTTGAATGGTTAAAATCCCTCTTTGTATCTGTCTTTGAAGCCACACCATAAAAGCAGTCAACTTCTCTTGACTTCTTGGAAAAGCAAACGCTCCTCTCACAGGAGGGGTTATTTGCAAGGTATGTACTTTTTCTTTCAACTCAAAACAATCATTCCTTCCTACACCTATCTTAATGGCTCTTATGAGTTCTTGAAACCTACGATTCATTTCCCGCGCAAACGCATTTCGCAATACCGTTGTATGTGTAGGATCGTAGTTCATACGAAACGTTTCAGTATATGTTTCTACCACTTCCATTACTTTGTAGGTTTTGGCTTAGGTTTTGGTTTTGTAGGATTAGCCCCCGGAGCCATTACAGGCTTTGGAGGATTAACTTCATTCTCAATAGCCTTAATCACCTTAGCGTTCAACTCTTCCTCAGAAATAACCTCATCACGCATTGCGGTAATCAATGTAATTTGTTCTTTACTAAATCCTAAGCACAATTCATTAAATGCGTTAGGTGGAATAAGAGCCTGTGACATTGGTGAATACGTATATTCACGTAAAGCATTCGCTCTTAACTTACCTACCTCAACTCTTGCTTTCTCACTTAAGGAGTATAAATCATTCCACTTAACAGTATATGAATCAGATTGAAGCTTTGGTAACACTTCAAGCTCAATTAATCGACGAACCAAAGGACGTATAATATTAGGTTCAGCAAACTCTTCACGTCTTGCTTGAACATATTCTTTCCATTCCGTGCTATCTTGGGCACTTGACAGCTCTCCTCGTTCACTTCCACTTAATATACGTTTAGGAATACCAGTTTCAGCTGATATCATTGTTAATTGTATATCAACGTGGTTGGCAGGATCTGCTATCTGTTGTGCCAATGCCTGTATATCAACACCTTCATTAACCAAGAACCTTCTTAAATCAGCTTCATACTCGTCAAGTTCATCCATTAGATCCTCACGCATCTGCTGAGTCATCTGATAGTCTGGATTAATCTTAGCCTCATACCCAGGACGTGCCCCTCTCCAAAACATTTCAGCATCCCCACCTACTAACTTTTCCAAGTCAATCAATCTGTTAAAGACAGATTCAAGCCTTGGAGTACCAAACACCTCCGATTCTAAAAGATCATCCGTAATATGAACAACCCTTGTATAATGTACAGGAATAGGAACAGGAGATTTCTGCCTGACATCCTGAATGTTTAATCTATAAAGAACAGGCTTCCCATATCTTTCACTGGTAGTGTCTTCATCAAGACTAAAAATCTCAGCAGTTTTCTCTCCATATGGTCTCAAATACTTTAATACCCTTTTCCCAGGTTTCACAGGTTGGGCAAATCCTTCCCTGGTCTTTACATCATCTAAACCAAGTAACAATATTCCATATCTCCCCAAGCCTGTTAATTTATCAACTCTTGCAAACTTTGACTTTAATCCAAGATTTGTATTCAATGCATCCCAAGCCTTTTCAAACTCAGTATCTTTGGCTATACCAGCCTCCATAAGATCAAGAGGACCCTGCCATGTAGCCTTGACAGGACGATCAATAATAGCCTTAGCCATATCATGTCTCGAATACTTAAGCATGAAATCCTCAAAGTCCACCTCTAAGTCATATCCAAAACTCTTGTATATATCTCGCTTACCTCCAAATTGAATTCCAAGCCTAGATGCAAGTTTAGCCCTTCCTACAAGAGCGCTGGCTAAAGTCTTTATTTGATCTTCTGATAGTATTTTGCGTTTCATCCTCTGATCTTTTTATGAATTGAAAATAATAACCTGGGCTGTATTTCAAGCCCAGGTAATCATTCCACACACCTCCTACCCATCTACCGCTTTGAACATCAGTATAATGGAAGTAATAGCACCCCATGCAGCCACAACGGCTTCCATAAGCGTCGTTGCATGAGTCTGCAGCGCACCCTGTTGTTCGAGTGTAATAACTCCGAATCCCACCAAGATTGTAAGAACCAATGTTATGATCCCCGCAATGGTGGTCACCAAGTTCCGGGAGGGAACCTGACGATCATAAAAATTTCTGCTCAACTTTGCCATGGCTCATTTAATTTAAGTTAATACTTGCTTATTGATAAGCATTGAATTCCCCTCCAATGTAGGGGTTTGGTTATAATCTTTGTTTGGTAAGAACTCTTTTACTTTTTCAAACCAAGTCTTGTATGTCATATTACCAACAAGTGTATGATACATAAAATATGAACCCACACCATATACTTTTCCATCAACCCCTATTTCACCCGAAGTTTCGTTTTCACTGCATGTACTGAAAACAATCCACTTCATATCTTCATACCAACGTCTCTTGATTCGAACATAAGACTTTATTTCAAAGTCCGGTGGCATGAAACGGGACCTACGTGGATTACGAGTTATTGTACCTGAGAAACAACTGTCAATAATTAGTAATACCGTCACACCCTGTGGAATGAATTGCAACATTTCATTCATTTCATCATCAATCAAGTTCCCATCATAAAGACACAAAGCTTCGTCGTACCCATCAATTTCATCCCCACTTCTATCTTTCACATAGGTCCCATGTCCACTGTAATGAATTACAATCACATCATTCTCCACAGCATTAAAAATGGCGTATTGAACCTGGTTTTTGAAGTTCTCTATTGAAACCTCAGAATCTGTGAACTTCCTCATTTGAAATCCAGGAAGCCTAGTCACAGCCAATTCAACATCATTGAGGCATCCTTGAAGATCATTGTCAAATCCTTTGTAATCATTGATACCAAACAATAATGCAACCCTAGGATAATGTTCCCAAGTAGGAGGCTTCGGGTTACCCCCTCCAAATAACTTCTTTAACCAGCTCATGCACATAACAAAAATCTTAGTAATGATTATATAATACTAAAGTATCCCCTGCATGATGGAAAGTCCAATAACGAGAACCAATTCCATTAATCGCATGCGCCGGATATGTCCAAACCATCATCCCATATTTATAAAAGGTACTATCCTGTGAATCACGAGTTAATCCAAACTGCTCATATGGAAACGTTTCATCAAAATTATCCATAAGGGATGCTATCATACGATCAGCTCTATTATACATTTCATCAATCTTATTGTACGTATTCGCTTCTAATCCCATTCCATTAATTACAGGAGGAATGGTATCAAGCAATTGTACGGTAAATGAAACTTGGGATGAGTTATTGAAAACATCCGTTGCCTTTATAGTCACACTTACCAACTGATTGGTAGAACTTAACAGAAACCCTGGTGAAGGTGTTTGTATAACCTGAGCCAATGCACAGTTATCAGTAACCGTGACTTGTTCCACATAATTTGGGAGAGGCGCACTACAATTCTCTCCAGCATAAATAAACTGGGGAGGAATCTGTGAAAGTGTGCAAACACAACTGCTCATAAAGGCAGTCACAAACAATAAAAGAATTAGTTTTTTCATAACCTACTGTATTAAATCATTTTTTATAGATGTTAAATTCCAAAAGTTTAAATCTTCAGTGGCTTCCGCTGCAAGCACTAAATCTCCTGCTGCATTACTTGCCATACACGAGTATCCTGCTGTTAATTCTGGGGCATACTGATAGACATTCCCCCAAGTAATTAAATCATCACTTACCCTCATCCTACAATCATATCGACCATCTCCAAATGATTTTGACATTAAAAATTTGGTAACACCATTATACGTGTATTTGTGAAAACCAACAGAATGAGGTTTTCCTTCCACAAGTTTATTTTGAGATGAAACAGCCCACGTTGCTCCAAGATCGTCCGTAGTGTACATTAAAAATTGATTTGATGAAAATGGACGACTTATCATAAGGATTTTATTTGGCTCGTATTCCACAATTGAACTCTCATCTGTAAATTGTTCAATCTCAGAACTAATTTGCCAATTAGCTCCATTATCCGTAGAATAAACCAAACAGGAACGAATCCCCCAATCCGCTGCACTTGAATCTTCATCATCAGTATTAGCCGAGTATCTATGATCAAGACAAGGTATTACCCACGTTCCATTTGTTAATATAATTCCCTGAGTAGGAGAAGGAGCTAATAAATTTGTTTCAGCAGTTTTCAATGTTGATAAATCCTGCCAAGCCGACCAAGTAGCACCATCATCATCAGAGTAAACATATCCAAAATAAGTTTGCATGATTAATGGATCAGACTCATATCCATAATAAATAATATATGTTTCGTCATCAATTTTACAAGCAAATAAATATACTCTTGTTGGAGTAGTCAATACTGCAAAATTAACTATTCTCGAACCATGATAAACATTAGATGTATAAACACCATTATTATGAATAGCAATCAAATCTGGCCCCCAAGTAACTCCTCCATCAAGAGAACGTCGACAACCACAATCACTCATATTATAATCAGTATTACCATAGTAGCCAGTATTCCCAAACATTAATATAACTCCATTAGCTGTTATAGTTATGACTGGTACTCTAAACTCACATTCATGATCCGTATAGTTAACTCCCTTTGCAAAGACAGAGACTTTTGAAGCTGCTACATTTGTAAAATCTGCCTGTGTTTCTACATAAGGTAAAATTCCTGTACCTTTTGCTATCATATATGTTTCAAATGCCTTCAATAAATTAGTATATTCTGTCTTGGTCAAAGTTGCTCCTTTATATTTAAAGGATATGGCATAAGGTACGGGATATGTAGGAGTACCATCCACATTCCCACAAAGAATGAAATCTTCCAAGTTGCTTAAAGCAGTAGAATTAATACTGCTTTTATTTGTTAATTCGATAGTGTTAATATATCCCCGTATAGAATCTGAATCATCCCTAAATGAAGCATACATTCCCCCATCATAACTATAATTACGACTACCATCAATCTCACTGGCTTGATTTATGTGCATATTATACCGTATAGATACCTTTGGAGTAATATAATCATATCTGCTATTAATTACATCTTTCACCCCTGTAGGTAATTGGGAGGTAAGAGCACCAGTATTAAAAACCGGACCATGTATATACACCATATCTCCAGCATCATTCTGAGTAAATTTTGAACCGTGTGTTGCTGCTTGATATCCTGTTTTTAAATATTTTGCAACTGTTCCTCCCGTAAATCCTGCAAATGCTTCAAACGTGACCACTCCTTCTTTGGTACAATGATAAGCATCTTGTGCTAAATTTCTTAATGAAGATTCTTCTGTTTCTCCACTAAGGATGTATAATAAATCCGCCTTATCAGAAAGATTTGTAACATTCATAGCTGCCTTTGCTGCTATAATAAAATCATTAAGATCCTCCATTTGCTCATCACTTAAAGGAGTTGTTAATCCTGCCACATAGGTAACAAGTTCAGATTCATAGGATCCTTCAGATGTATCTTCTGATGAAACTTCAGGTATATCCTCTGATGAAATATCAATAGAAGATTCTTCAATTGGATTTGCACTCTCTTCCAACTGCCCTGTAACCTTTATAGATACATTTGCTTTGATCTTGTCTCCTGATTCCAATTCTAATGGAAGTTTATTTACTAATCCCTCAAAGGCAATTACAGTGGCATCTTCATCTAAAAACAATATTTGATAGTATTGAGGATCGTCATCAAGAAAATCATTTACCATTAATTCAAATGAATCACGAGTAAAATTCATACTTAAAGAAACAGTATCACCATCCTTAAATCCTGCTGCAAATTCCCGATAACCAGCCTCAGTATCAAAAGAAGTAACATCAATATTATCTCGCTTGGCAGATGGACCAATGATAGCATTAATTTCAGCAATGGAAACCCATGTAGCTCCATCCCACCGCTGAAACAATGTGCCTACTCCTGCTATTGATACACTTGCCATACCTTATTAAATTACACCTTTACCATTTGCATCCATAAAAGCTTCAAAGCGATCGGTAAGATAGTTTACCTCCGTCTGTGTTAAATACTTACCTATAAAAAAGAATGATATTGGACAATCAGAAAATGATTGTGGAGTATCCCCGGTAGCTCCACCACGAGCACACAGTAACCAAATTGATTTTGAACTTAATGTAGCATCCCCTCCAGCAGAATCAGTACCAAGTTGTGTTTTATTACGGTATCCATATAAATTAGTATCATTAAATGCTCCAATCAACATTCCACTTGAATCTGCATAATTCTGTTTGTAATCCCATTGTACCGCCACCATAAATCTCAATTTTTCCGTTGAAATAGTAATTCTTTGCTGTAATGTTATATAAGATCCATTTGAACTATCAAAACAACCTACCAATGTTGCAGACGAAGCAGCGCCAGGAGTTGTTCTAGCATAAATTCCAAACGCTCCATCATAATCAGCACTCGAAGCCTTATAATTTGAAGCATCCGTTGCAGGTACAAAATTGGTATCTATATAATTATCATTACCTCCTGTAAATCCTTCCAATGCAGTAAATGCACAATCGGCAGCAGCAGAATCCTGCTCATTAGTAGCATCAAAATCACGTTGAACAAGATTACGTAAAGCAGCTTCCTCTGTCTCATTAGCAAAAACATACATAGCATCAAAAGCATCAGACAGATTAGTAAGAGACATATCCGACTTTAATCCAGCTACAAATGTATTAAGTTTATCCAAGAAGCCAGCACTCAATCCAGTGGCAAGTCCAGCTATATACGCTTCAACATCCGCATCATAACTCCCCGACGAAACATCCTCACTTGGCACTTCCTCTTCACTACTCTCCGCCCCCGCACTTGCTATTGCAACTTCACCAGTGACCTGTATTGTCACATCAGCCGTTAATTTATCTTCTGCTTCCATAGTTAATGGTATTTCAATTACTAATCCTTCAAATTCCAAAGTCGTATCTTCATCATCTGGTAGAGTAATCCTATAATCACGAGCCACATCAATTTCAAAATCTTGTTTCATTAACTCGTATCCAGATCGACTAAAGTTCATATTTAAAGTAAGGGTTCCCCCTTCCATGAATCCTGTAATGAATTCATCATAGCCCCCATCCGTATCCAAGGCAGTCACTTCAATGTTTTCTTTATCCATGGTCGGACCTTCAATGGCATTGATCTCCGCTATAAACTGCCAAGCAGAGCCACTCCATCGTTCAAAGGTTGTTCCTACACCAGCTATTGCGTTTGCCATTTTTCAAATTTTTATTTGTGGTAATCTTCTGTATCCTAAAACCCTACTCAATGCATAGGGATTGATTCCTATCATATTCTCTTGGTTCCCTCCAAGCGTATAGATGTATGATCCTTTGAGTATATGAGCACCATTGGTTTCAATATAAATGTCACGTATGCTTATATACAATCCAACATGACCCAACTTAGAATCCTTACTACCCCTCCAAAAGACTACGACATCACCTAACTCAGGCTCAATAATTTCCTCCCCTACTACCAACCATGAACGAGCATTTAACTTCCCGCTCCTTTCATACCCAAGCCTTTTACAAAACCAACTCAAGGCTGCACTACACCAAGGGGTTTCATCATCATTGACCCATTCATAGCCAATTTCATGAAACATCTTAACAATCTCCGGATTGTGCTGAGGACCAAAGATTTCCTTTAGTCCATAATACTTTAGCATTTCACGTAACAATTCATTCATGGTACTTTCTCCCAAGCTTTTTCAATTACAACTTTGACACCAACAATCTCAACAACCACAACGATAACAGCAACAGAAATAATAAACAAAGCTAATATAGCAACCCATCTCTTTTTAACCCAAATCTCCCTACCTTGAACTCTCTTTTCCAACTTTCTAAAGTCCTCCACTACCACTTTACGATTCTCTGATTCCTGCTTCAACTTAAATACATTACTATTCTGTTCCGCAACGTGCTCACTTAATCCTTGTATTCTACTGTTTACTATTTCCATTTCAGCTTCAATCTGAACGGCAGAACTGCGTAATCCTATACGCATTTCCTCTTTCAATGCACCAACACAGTCTTTGTGTGCTTGGTTCATTTCAGCAATAGCTCCAAGTATAACAGAGAATTCAGACATCGTATATTTTGATATTAATGACTACCAATCAAATCCAAACGTCACTTTACCACTGACAAAGTCATTGTCATTCACCCAACCCCGCCAACGGACTCCTGCCGCAGTATCAAGTATAGCAATGCGATGTCCTGCTTCAAGTGGAAGTCCATTAACCAACTTGTAATTTTGCCAACCAAGATCACCAGGACATTTGAATTGAAGATTAACAGTTACATCAGAGGTATCAGAAGCTCCTGACGAATCTGACTCGTACTCACGAATGGAAAAGAAAACTTTGTCTATCTTCTTTGTCCTTCTTAACTCACGAATACCAATTTCCTGTGTGCCATACCCAGCCAACCCTGGTTTAGTATCCACTGTGGCATACTCATAGCACGTACCTGAACTTTGACTGTTTGCCATGTCTTATCTTTTTAAGGATTAATTAACTTCACTTTTTTTACATTCACAGCTTTCTGTCCTCTTTTGCTGTCAACCAATTCAAACTCTACTGCATCCTCTTTCTTTATCTTTTCAAGAAGACCAGTTGCGTGTACGAAATGTTCACTTCCAGTTCCATCTTCAATAATGAATCCGTAACCTCTTTGTTCATTGTAGAATTTAATTACTCCAACCATTGCATTAAGTATTAATTTTCGTTATTCTCTTTCCTTTTTGATACTTTTTATATAATGTAACATTTGTAGCATTACCATCTTCAATGGTAAAACTCACAACGTCATATTTTTCAACATTCCACTTTGGTCCTTTTTCTACCTGAGCCATAATGGCTGGTCTCTTAAATGGATATATAATACCTGTATCTATATCCACCAAGGTTCCACTATTTGGAGTCTTAAACCTCCAACGGTTTTCCATCTTTATGACTCTACCGTATGCCATTATCTCAACCTCCGTGCTAATTTTTTACCCACTAACTTATTGAACGCCCCTGCAGCCGCATCCACTTGGTCCTTATATGTACTATATGGAAAGAACCTATGTTCATCAATAAAGTCACGATTCCAAGGAGCCCTTAAAAGTTTAACCCCTCCATTGTTTACCTGTACTGAATAGTTATCAGCTCGTATGGCTTTCTCTCCAGTTGGTCTTTCTGCATAAACTAAATATCCAGCCAAGCCTAAAATACTACTTTGAGCTGATTCCTTCCCTCCTGATCCTGGTTCTTGCTCTACCCATATAATAGTATTGTATCCATCCATCCTTGCTGTATCCTGCATGATAGCTTCACGCTTTTCAGCCGCCCAACGCCCACGTCGAACGTCTTCAACAATCCACCGCCCACTGGCTGTTTGACACATCTTAACCCCTGCTGTGTATGCACCAGCATTCATTGTTCCAGCCTTATCCCAATAACGAACGGACTTTATAATATGCATCGGGGCCGGGAGCTCCTCAATAATCTCAAAATTCCCTACTTTGAACATTCCACCCCCCGGAGGGGTAGGATCTTGTCCGATCTGCCCAGCATATCCATACTGCCCTAAGTCTGCCTCTAAGTCGTGCAAAACCTTCCAGGGGAGCCTACTGGGATCCATTAGATCATCCTTATAATACTGTGCCAGTTCAGGGGGATTTACTTTGTCAAGGTATAGACGACATTCACCAGGTAAACAAACAAGCTTGATGTTAGCTTTTCGCTTAGCTAATAAATGACCCGTAGGGTCATTCTGGTGTAATCTTTGCATTATTAGTACGACTGGAGTAACATCCTTGTCAGTCTTACGGGTAGGCAACGTCTGTTCCATCCACCTATTGGCTGAGGCTAATTCTACTTCCGATGCAGCCTGTTGTGGATTCAACGGGTCGTCTACAATTAAAATGTCACCATGAAATCCAATTAAAGTACCACCCACGGAAGTACTGAACCTAGATCCCCCTGTCAGGATCCGGCGACTTTCTCTACCTGGGTTGATGACCTTTTTTACGATTTTGAAATTGGATTTTGTATCCTTGTCTTCCTTGATGTCAATCTCAGGATACATTTCTTGGAACTGCGTGGATCGAATTAAGTCTCTGCAGTATTCTGCAGATTCCATTGAAAGAGCTGATGAATAAGACGCAGTAATAAATCTCATCCAATACCACCTTGTCCAACACCATGCTGGGAACATAATGGAACAAGTAATCGTCTTCGTACTTCCGGGGGGTACATTAATAATTAAATCGTGTTTACGAGGTTCGCGTGCTGCCACGCGGAGAGCGAGTTCTTCCAATTCGTTGCATAAATACTCAATGTGCCAATTATGCTTGAATTTGTGGGCAGATACAATGGGCCAAAAATACTGTAAAAAATGGTATAGTGATCGATTGTTTAACTCTCGAGCGACGGCAATCGGATTCTTCAATGCTTCCGCAATGACAGTCGGGTCAAATTGTACTTCGTCCCTTCTCCGAATTCTTGGTCTAACCTCCGTCTCCTGCATGTTCTTCCAATATATTTTGAATACCTAACTGTTCTATCACCTTCAGCTGATCAGTCGTAAACTTGGATAAGTCTAATTTCCCTACGTTCAGAATGTTCAACTGACGTATATCAGCCTTCGTCCCTTCATTGACATTTGCCCATCCTTGATCTCTTCCCTTGATTTGTAACCATTTGAAAATTGCCATCGTGTCAGGTGGCATATACTTCTTGACTGTTGTCACCTGTGGAACCCCTTTGACATATGATAGATGTTCTTCCTCATATTCAAATCCCGTAGCCTTTTTGAAACCAGCATACGCCACTTCAGCGTTCGCGTCCATCCTTCCCTTCTTGAGTGCAGCACGAAACTTAGACTTCGTTCTCTTCCAATACTCCACCGTCTGAACAGAACACTCAAAGAAATCAGCAATTTCCTTGTCAGACGCTCCAAGCAACGCCAGCTTGAACGCTTGCTTTGGACGATCCTCATTCCATTGACGTACTCCAGTACAACTCATTCTGTCATCAGCTTTACTTCGTTTCTCTTCATCTAAAACGAAGTAAATTTAAAAGACAGATCTTAGAAAAACAAATAATTTTTTAAATATGATTCCTATATCATTCATTATGATAGACAATGATACTCTAATTTATACTCATTATAAATAGCCAATACATACAAGCCCTCCTGACTGGGATATCTAACTCCCTCCACTACTGTATTTCATACCCCTGATTTATTCCATATCTTTCAACTTTCCCTTTCAACTTTCTACATTATGTTTTTACTATGTATATATACATTTCTCTTCAGGCTGAACTTTATTTGACTTATTACTTGTATATATACAAAACATAATCCACTATTGCATGAAATTTCAACATTTTCCAATTAAATTTTCACAAATTTTCAAATTAACCACTTTTTTCCAAAAAAAATTTACACACTGGCCACGGGCCTGTTCGCGCATCAATTCATTTCATAGGCGTCATTGAGGGAGGGGTGGGGCGTGATGTGACTTGGCAAGCCAATAAGTCACTATGCACATGCGATCGTCCATGTCACAGCCCAGTCACACCTGTATCACCGTAATTGGGGAACATACATATTCACGCAAGTCTCCATAATACGTTGACTAACTTACTTTGCACACAATCCCAATGTCATTGTATCTTGTTAATGCTCAGTAGCATACAGCCATGTGGCACTGCGTTTCACGCAAAGCCAGCTCGACCAGCCCCCGCGCCTCCGTTTGATGTGTCAAACAGTATTTTGGAGTATGTTTTGGAGTATATTATTGATATATGTTTGTTATGTATTACAATGTATGTTTAATACTATTTCAAACACTATTATATTGGATACTTTATTACATTATTATATTACATTTTTAACTTATTCAATTTTACTTTTTTTTGGAATTAATATAATGTTCATATAGTATATTTATTAGTGTAGCGTTTGGAATTGACATTATGTTTTATTATATACAATAGTTTTGGTGTTTTTGACTATTGTCATGGCGTGTATCACAGAATGAATATATATCCGGTATATTACATAATGCTTTTTTGGAATAGCGTATTCATCCTTATATATACCTGTAATGCCAATCCACTATAAATTGATATATGTTTCAGGGCGTATTATGGAGGTTTTGTTTTGTAGTGTTTATATGTTTGTTTTATTACTGTTTTATGTTTGGAATAATACGTTTTGCAGGGCTTTTATGTACTATGTAATATAACTATATTGTTATTATATTGTGCTCGCCTATGCTCGCCTGTTTCAGGGGCGTGTGGAGTGGTATGTTTTTATTAGTGTTTTATTACTGTTTTTTATTACTGTGATATGTGACATTGGAGTAGTTTATTAGTGTTTATTAATATAGTACTCCAATATAGTATACGCAAGCCTCCTTTCTATGACAATTCCGCGTGAAACGGGCTTATTTATTTAGTAAAAGTTTTTTTCACATATCTATAATATACTGTTTATTAGTGGAATAGACTTTTTTGTGGAATATTACTAAATATGTGGATTTAGAGGCTATATTACTCCAATTGTTTAGTAACTTGGAAACTAATTAGTTACCAATATTTATTGTGAGGAGCCTCACAATAATCACACAATAATACAATTTCATAGTAATTTTTTTGGCGTTGTAATATACTGTATATTAGTACATTGTAATTTATTTTATATTTTTTATTATACTTTGTATTATTGTATATACATTATTATTATATTTGTCCCATTATTAGTTATTTGACATAGTGGAAACGCAGTAGGTAAACCGGGAGCGCCGATGGATACAGCCATTGTACGGCGGGAACGGGAGCTGAAAGTCGGTTAGTAAATTGTTGCGAAACAACGGAAAGCCGCTCAATATAAGTAACTTACGGATACATATTTTAGTTTTTTGACATACGTTTTCGGGGCTTTTGATTATACTGTTTTACATTGTATTATAAGTAATTAACTGCCATTGTTGAGTACCATAACCGATTAATACGCTGGAAATTAGTTATTTCCGTATGATACGACGTTTAATTGTCGGCTGACGTACAATAATACAATATTGCCAATACAGTTTTACACTTCCAACTAATTTCGTAGTTGTAGAGGCAGCCCGCCATTTAGTCCTAATTAACTTATTTGGGGTTGGGATCCAAATATACTGTTTAATGGTGTTAAAAAAACAAGTTTACAAAAACGGGGGCACGTGGCTTAATAACCACAAAACAAGTTTTGGGGGGAACAACAGTACCTGCCGAAATACATTTGTCCAGCGAGTGGACAGTGCCTCACAATGCCGTGGTTGGCAGTATTTTATACTAATTAACAAACAAACAAACAAAATGGAAAAAAGTAATTTAACAACCGCCGATGCAACCGCATCAAACAGTAACAATGCAGTAAAAACCGACGCAAACGTCCTTCAGAAGGCTGTATTAGCCCAAACAAGTGCCAAAGCCAAGAGGTTATTAGCCGAAGCCGACAAAAAAGCCAAAACAGCCAAAGCCGGTACAAGTAAGCCAAAAGCCGAAAGTAAGCCGAAAAAAGGAGGGAAGAAGGCAGTAGCCGACAAAAAAGCTCCTAAAAGAGGCGGGCAATCAATAGCCTCGAAGATGGACGAGATCATCAAAGCCGGTGGAACTTGGGCAGAGCTGGTGGACAAAGTTCAAAAAGCCAGTAACTCAATGGGTGGAACAATGAAACACTCCATCGCCACAATCAAAGCTCATATAAAGTTCCGCACGGTAACGCAAAAAGCCAAAAATCCCAATTACCTCGGGAACAAAAAAGTGAATGACGCTGGCATCGGAGTGGCAAGCAAAAAAGCCAAGAAAGCCGCTTAATTACTGTTTTGTTACAAACAAAAAAAGCTCAGCCGATTGGTTGGGCTTTTTTTATGGCTTAATATGTAAACTTATTAAACCACACAAAATGGAATTCAAACCGTTGTATTATCCAGGTTTTGTAGTTGCAGGCATGGTGATAGAGGGTGGCTTTATATGGACTATTAAAATGCTTTGCATAGATGATGACATTATCCGTTTCTACTTTTGGATGAATTAAAAAATGGCTCAACTCTTTGATGGGTTGAGCTTTTTTTATCTTTAATATGTAAACTTATTATTAAACTATTGTAACCATGGAACATTTAAAATCAAAGGAAACAATCAGGAAAGAAGTGGAAAACATTCTTGCGTACGAAAAAGAAAGGAATCATATCAAACCTGACCCATCCAATAAATGGATGAAAAGTACCCTTACCAGGTGGATTAAATCAGCCGAGGAGTATTACAATGAAATAAGTGCTGCCCGCAAGAGACCCCTCAGGGAACGGTATTATTTAGGTACGTTTATAACCTATACTATCGTACAGAATGCAAAGAATGATGTGGAAGTTATGAAAGAGATGCGAGAAGAATTGAATGAAACTAAGGAGCCCCGATAAGGCTCCTTTTTTTTTGCTTTAATATGTAAACTTATTAAACCACAAAACAATATGAAAACGACACTAAAAAAACTATCAAGAGCGATTGATGAAGTCCTTGCAAAAAATGACCAAGCCAACTATTATAATGGCTTGATTGACTGTGGAGAATGGTCACAATGTGGCCCGGATTTCACAAAACTTATAAAAAACTGGCATCTCAATCGTAGGAGATTGTGCTTATGGACATGGTTAGCCTGGGGGTATGCAGAAGAATTTGATAAGCATTTTCCTCACAGTACTCACGGATATGATCCAAAAAAAGGTCCATATAGTCTTAATCCTTGGCGTGACATTGCAGAAACGTTGCAAGATGTGTTTATGGCCGGATTTTTAAATGGTAAGAATTAAGGAGCTTCGGCTCCTTTTTTTGTCTTTATAATGAACTTAATTATTAATCTTTAAATTTAATTGACATGGTAAATGTGAAAATGGAGAAGAAAGGTAACGTTTTGACAATCACAGTCGACCTTACCAAAAAAGGAACACCATCCTCAACAGGGAAATCTTTGGTTATTGCTTCTACGCAGGGAAATCAACTCGTGGAAGGGACTGATGTCTATGTGGGACTGAATGTCTATAAAAAGGCACAATAGCCAAACCTGGAATGAAATTAAGGTTGCTCTTATTATATAAAAGGGCAACCTTTTTTTATGAATGTAATTTCGTTTAACCAAAATCATTTAAAAGATGCAAAGAAAAGTTAAGCATGTCATTAAATCGATGCCTCCTGAAATGAAAGAAAAGCTTGAGAAAGCAAGACTTGCACAGGAGGTAAATGAAAAGATCCGATTGAGGAATATGAAACGCAAAAAGTTTCATGCTCCTAATTCAACACCTGTTATCCTTCCTGAAGACTTTACTGGAAGGGATTTGAAAAAGGCTATCAAGCTCGTAAAAGAAATGAAACGAAGAGAAAAGAAACAAAAGAAAGATGGAAACCGTTGAACATATTGGACCTGTACTGAAAGGTAAGGAAAAAAGGAAGGAGAAGTATCTTCGATTCCTATCAAGAGGTGATATATTTTTGGTAAATGAAAAGGGTCAAATACAAGGACCCAATAGTGGTTCATTTTCCGAGAATTGGATATTCCTTGGGGGCTCAAAACATCATTGGAGCAGTTCTCCTACGGTGTCATTAAAACAAGCATTTGAAAACCCATCCTTATTAAATGGGTGTCTTGGTTGGGATATTGATCATGGAACAACCAGACGATGGAGTGGATGCTATTATGGTAAACTCCCCAGAATCACTGGGGCTTATACATTTGAACGTTAACCAAAACTAAAATTTGAAATTATGGAAATGTTAGAAAAAGAAATTGAAGTCCTATCAAGGGCTATGTTCAGTACGTCATTCCCTTGCAATCCTTTACCTTTTTTAAATGGATTGCATGAAGGAGTGAAAAAGTATGGAACGTGGTGGATTAAAACTTACGCCGCTAAAAAGATATTGTACGTCATTATTGCTCAGGCCTATGGCCAATCATTCAAATTAGAATCTTTGGATGAGTACGAAAGATTGTTAAGATCAACCAAATAAACAGAATGAAATGAAAACGAAACCATTAAGTCAGGAAACAATTAAAAGCATTATTAATAATGCTGAATCCTCACCAAAGGCTCTTTTGAATCTTTACAAAGAGGTATTGAAGCCCATTGACTGGGATACAATTGAAACCGTTCAACCGTGGGGGATACATGTCAATGAAAACACATCTAGGTTCATACTCCAAGAAATGCATAGGAAATTTTCGGAACCTGATAAAGACCGTTGGTATGTCAACTCTTTAATACTTAACAAAGGGTTTTCCTCTCAATATCATGATTTAAAAGATTGGGAGGTAAGAATTGCAAAAGATTGTGTAACCTTTAAAAGTAAAGAAAATGACAGTAGGTGAATTAAAAGAATTGTTGGAAGGCTTAGATGATGATGTGGATGTTCGTCTTGCTATGCAACCTTCCTGGCCATTTGAATACTCAATAAGAGACTCAGCACTTATTGGACCTCCTGAGAATGAAGATGGTGAAACCGTTCTCTATTTGGCAGAAGATCGTCAGACAAGATATCTACCAAAAGAAGTCTGTGATGAACTCGGTTGGTAAATAACTGAGGAAGAGCGAATTAAAATAAATTTTGTATTTTAATAAATTTGTTTATATATTTGTATTTTTAAATTTTAATACAGTAAACTTGAAACATGTCAAATTAGCAAAGAATGACATGAAGGAAACTGTTTTGAAAATTACGTTTCCTTATGATGTCGATCTGTTACTCAAAGTTAGAACCCTATCGGGTAGGAAATGGCATCCTGAACAAAAATGTTGGAGTGCCCCTACTTATCCAGAAAACATAAAATGGTTGGAAACATGGGGTTTTGAATTTGATAGCAGTGTACAATCCTATCTTAATAAAAGCGTAAAAAAGAAAACCAAACTGTCCAAGGTTGAAGTGAAAGGACTTCGAGGGAAGTTATATCCATATCAACAGACAGGAGTTGCTTTTATTGAGATGAACGAAGGTAAGGCTTTGCTAGCAGATGAAATGGGATTAGGTAAAACAATCCAAGCTTTGGCTTGGTTACAAATGCATCCAAGAAAGAGACCTGTCATTATTGTGGTCCCGGCTTCTTTAAAATTGAATTGGGCAAAAGAAGCTCTAAATTGGATGCGTAATCCTAACGTTGAAATACTCACTGGCACTACACCATGGGAACCATATGGAAACATTCTCATAATCAATTATGACGTTCTCCATAATTGGGTGCCTATGTTGCGTGATTACGAACCTAAGGTGTTAATTACTGATGAGTGTCATTACTACAAAAGTAACTCTGCCAAGAGAACGAAAGCAATCAAACTGTTAGCAAAACAAATTCCTCACGTCATTGCATTGTCTGGTACTCCGATCCTAAATCGACCAATTGAAATATACAATGCAATACGAATAATAGATCCAAATCTTTTTCCAAACTACATGGCCTTTACCGAACGATACTGTGGTAGAAGATTCACAGGGTTTGGCTGGGATTATAATGGTGCCTCTCATACTGAGGAACTACATGAAAAGTTAATAGGATCAATTATGATCCGAAGGCTTAAGAAAGATGTACTTAAGCAACTCCCCGCTAAGGTGAGATCCTTTGTTCCCATACAAATAGACAACGAAGGAGAGTATAAGGCAGCAGAAACCGATTTCCTCACCTTTATCCAAGAGACAAAGGGTAAGGAAGCAGCCATACGAGCTTCTAACGCTGAAACCTTAGCTCAAATCAATACATTAAAACAATTGGCTGTGAGAGGTAAGATGCGAATGGCTATAAATTGGATTAAAGACTTTTTAGAAGTGGAAGGTAAATTGGTTATATTTGCCATTCACAGAGCCACTATTGAACAAATAATGACTGAGTTTGGAAGTATTGCAGTAAAGATAGATGGCTCAGTAAGTATGACTCAAAGACAACAAGCCGTTGATGAGTTTCAAACGAATGAAAACATTCGACTGTTTGTTGGTAACATTAAAGC